GCAAACGCCGCCCCCTGCTCGTGAAGCATGAACACGGGCGTCAACTTCGACCCGTACAGCGCATCGTTGAGGTGCATCGAGCCACCGCCAACCAGACAGAACACGTGTTTGACGCGCTTCTCAAGTTCCTGCACGATCCAATCAGCCACTCTCATATCACGATGATCTCGTTATCGCACACGCTCTTGATGTGTTCGATGAGTTTCTCCTTCTGCGACTGCGCCATCACCACAATTGGATGTTCGCTGATCGGCGCTTCGAGTATTGGAATGCGCCCGATGGTCTGGTCTTTGAACGCGGGGTCGTTGCAGACAAAGTATTTGACGTTGATTGGGTAGCGCGCCAGCAGGTGCATGGCAATATCACCCAAGCCCCACACGATCACCGGCGTGTCCGCGAGCGCGCGCAACTTCTCCTGCTTCTCCTCGATATTCCTGATAACGTGCTCTTTGCTCAACCTGCCAATATCAGCGCCTTTCACGAACACGAACATCCGGCACGCCAACCCGCGCTCGTGGTAGGCGCTCGTCTCCGCCAACTCAAACCCCCAGCGCTCCATCAGCCTGAGCATGTCGAGCGTCCTGAAGTGGTTGAGGTGCACCTGGTGGTAATCCAGCATCGGCATTGACGCTGAACCCTCAAGCCCGATCGCCCCCGCGTCAGGAATGTCCACGATAAGCGTGCCGCCATCTTTCAGACACGAGGTCATTTCTCTCATCACCGCGTTCATCGAGTAGATATGCTCGAACACCATCTCCGCGATGATCACGTCAACGTTATCCGGTATATCCTGCCCCGCTTCCACGCAGGCCGTGTTCATGAACCCGTACTGCGCGAGTATCCGCGTCAATCCCTGCTCGCCGCCGCCAAAGTCCACTACCTTCGCGTCCTTCTGGAAATTCACGGCCACGTAATGCGCCCTGTCCCGTATGCGCTGTTGCTGTTCCGGGTCTTCCACTCCGTAACCGTAGCGCTCCTGGTAATAGCGGTCGTAATCGTGCTGCGTCACCGTGTCGTTGTCTGCATAGATCATCCCGCACGCGCACCTGAACCAATCCAAGTATTTCGGTCGCGGCCAGCCGTCAGGCACAAGGAAGTCAGACCGCCAAAGTAACTCACGCTTCGTGCTGTCGCAAATAACGCAATGTCTCATTCTATCATCCTCTTGATGCAGTAATCCAGATCAAAGCGCTGGTGCAATCCGATCTCGTGCGCACGTCCGCAGTCCGGCAGGTAATACGGCGCTGGTTCCACAAAATAGCGCTGCACGTGCTTGATGGGATGCCCGTGAACGTAATCGCCCACTCGCTCCGCCAGTTCTTCAATAGTGATCGGTATCTCGCTGCCCACGTTGTACGCTCCCGGCCTGCCAAATCCGATGATGCGCAGCATCCACACGAGCAGGTCAGCAATATACAGGTAGGAGCGCACCGTCTTGCCCGTGCCGTATATCTCCATCGGCTTTCCCGCTTTGACTGCGTTCACGAACGCCGTTATGGCAAAGTAATCGCGCATCCCCGGCCCCGCTGTGGCAAAGATTCTGAGAATGCGATAATCTAAGCCAGACTTGGCCAGCAAAGCCTCTGAGCGTGCCTTCTCGCGCCCGTACTCAGTCTTGGGGATGATCGGCGCGTCTTCGTTCACCTGCTGCGGCACGCCCCCGTACACCGCCCCGCTTGAGGTGTAGATGACCTGCGCTTTGCACAGTTGCGCGCACTCGATGACCGGCTCTATCGGCGTTGGCGCAAAGTGGAAGATGGTGTCGTACTCGCCATCCACAAAATCGCGGGATAACGTCAGTTCGCATTGGTGATCGAACACCTGCGCCAGCCATGAGCCGATGAAGCCCGTTGCGCCCGTGATCAGCACGCGCTCCCCCGTCCACAGCCACGCGTTCCCGTGCTCTCGCACAAAGTCAATGTCACACTTTGGATAAGAATTCATATATCCTTTCGCTCGCATAGTCTAATTGGTCGAAGTTCAGCCCGTGCCAGCTCCCAATCCAGAATCCGCTCGAAAACACCCTGTCCGCGTTTGGCAGCGGGTCAGCGTCGTAATCCACGCCCTTGTACGCCGGTTGGCGCGTGATGTTCCCGCCAAACATCAGCCGTGTCGCCACGCCGCTGTCTTCCAGATGGCGCGTGATCTCACGCCTGGTGAAGCCCGCGTCATCCCGAATCGTCAATGGAAATCCAAACCACGCTGTATCAGGTTTGTAGGATACTGGCAGGTAGAACCAATCCTCTGTATCTCTCAAGTTGTTGTAAAGGTGCGCGAAGTTCTGACGGCGCTTGTCCAGGAACGCGGGTAATTTCTTCAACTGCTCAAGTCCCACCGCCGCTTGCAAGTCGGTTGCCTTCAGGTTGTAGCCGATGTGCGAGTAGATGTACTTGTGGTCGTACTGCACACCGTCGATCGTGTAATCGAAACGCCGTCCGCAGGTGTCATCGTGCCCTGGTTCGCACCAGCAGTCGCGCCCCCAATCGCGCATACTGCGCAGGCGCATGAACTCGCTCGTGTCGTTGGTCAGCACCATCCCGCCCTCGCCCGTGCTCATGAAGTGCGCCGGGAAGAAACTGAATGTTGCCGTGCGCGTGTCCTGTCCGGGGAAGCAGCCGTCGCAGGAATCCACCACCTCGCCCGAGGTACAGAAATTCCCAAGCACGTGACAGCCAACATCGACTGTGTGTTTGGGAAGATATGAGCCTATTTCAATGTCCACGAAGTAAGGCCGCGCCCCGCTCTGGATGATCGGGTTCACCGTTGTCGGGAATGAGCAGGCGCTTACGGTGACACTCTCTCTACCATCCGCGTAGTTGCCTATCGCCAGCAGGTTGGCGGATGAACCGCTGTTCACGAATATGCCGTGCTTGTAGCCGTGAAACTTGGCGAAGGCGCGCTCGAATTCGATGACCTTCTGCCCGCCAGCCCAATGGTTGGTGCGTGCCACGTCGATGAGGGCGTTCACTTCCTCATCGCCTGATACCTGCCCGCTTACCGGTACGTGCACGTCTAAGCCGTTACGCATTTATTTGTATTTCCTTGAATATGTCGCTCCTATTTCTTTTGCATAATCAGTTAAAGCTTTATGGTGTGCGTCATCAAGGCTTAATCCCAATAATCTATATTTTTTATACTTGCCCATAATCGGGCCATCGTCTTTAGTTAAACTTAACGCATGACTAATGCTTGGCCACCCTCCAGGAGGTCTTTTCAATGAATATTCAACCATTGCGCCGTCTTTTGTAGAACTAACAACAATAGTCTCTGATACATCGTTTAGCTCTGCTGAAAAAACGTCTTGGTTGCTAAAGTTATTTTCTATTCCAGGGTGGTTGTGTAATATAATGGAGTCTTGTAACTTGTCTAAGTTTTCTTTTGAAAACTCAACGTGAATCTCGTCGCCGCTAATTATCCCAATAACGTTTCCATCCTTGTCAAATATGTATCCTGTTTCTTTTTCTGCGTTATATATCTTTTCTTTTGCCGCCTCTATGCTTTCTTCCGGCTTTTTATCCTTACCCAAATACGGAGCGTTCTGAGGCACGCCGTTCTCGTCAATGAACACATGATCCCCGTTGATTGTGACCCAATGACCACCCTCGGTATTTGCCTTCAGCGACTTCTCGCCATCCTTCGCCGCCGTCACCCTGTCCACGATCTCGTCAAACGCGTTATTCGTTGCCCTCTCAGTCGTTGGCACCAGCGCGCAATCACAGCGCCAGCCACCGCACTCAAGCGCCTGGTTTGGCGGATTCTGCGGATGGATGCCTGACCGCTCCCAATCCTCCGCATACGCCACGATTCCATTGAGCGCCGCGCAGGTTGCGCAATGTTCCTCTGTCGCGCCCATTTCCCATTTCAGCTTGACCTTCTTGCGCTTGCCAAACCACACCTTCGCCTGGTTCACCACGTCGGTATAACGATGCGCCCACACTTCGATGCGCCCCGCAAACTTCGTGCGGTACTCCTCAAGCGTTCCGCCCATGAGCCTCAGCGCCAGGATGTCAGACCCCAACGCCAGCACATAATCGTATTCTGACGCGATGATCTTGTTCAACTCTTCAATGTCTTCATTGGTGAACTCGGAAGGTTCAACACCAACCGCGCGCGCACCTTCACGCCACGCCTTGCCCATCTGGTCAGCGATGGTATCGGTCATGTCCTGTATCCACGCGAACTCGCCCAGCTCGCCCCTGAATAACTGCAGGCAGTAGGCGCGCAACTGGCGCAGAAACATGGCTTCAGTCTTGATCTCCACCAGTCGCCACAGCGCCGGAATCGCGTCAAGGAGATCAAGCAACCAGTTCATAACCAGATGACCTCTCCAAGTTGCAACCAAAGGTAAATATACTCAGGCGGGATTGTCAATGTTCACCCCCGCGTCCACAGCCCGGTTAATCGCGTCAGCCACCATCTTCAGCGCTTCCACGTTGATGTCTTGATGCGCTGGCGCTCCCGTGACCTCGAACGCCTGCCCGATGTCCTCTTTGCCAGTCACGTATTTCAAGCGCTCGCGGATGTCAGCCGCCATGTCTTCAGGAAGCGATTTCACCTCGAAGTCGGCGCACGCCCCCTTGCCCTTGCGGAAGTTGCGCTCAGCTATCTGCCGCCACAGGTTGAGTTCCTTGATCTGCTCGGAGGTCAGCGTCAGCGGGTCGGCCGCTTTTCGTTCTTCCCGCACCCTTTCTTCGGCTGGTTTGTCTTCGGTGGGTTTTTCTTGTTCTTCATCCGGCTTCTCCTCTTTCTCTTGTGGTTGGAACCGTGCCGCTTGCGCCTCAGCCAGCAACTGCTCGCGCTGTTGTTTCGCCGCCATGTCAGCGTCGAGGTCAGCGAACTTCACTCCCTGCGGTAACTCGATGCCAAGCATCTCAGCCGCCACGCTCGGTCGCATGCCAGCGTTGACGTAGGTCGAGAACGCGGTTGCGCGCTCCATCTCTTCTTCCTGCATCGCGTCAATGGCGTTCGGGTCAAACTTCAGCTTCAGCCCCCACGGTTTGAGCACCTGCTCGTTGAATCCCGTCTCGATTGCCTTATACACCTTCACGAACGCGCTGGTCGTATACCAAATTTTGATAAGGTGTTTTATCTCGGTTGCAAATGCCATGTCGGACATGAACAGCCCGGATGGAATGCCAAACGCAGTTGCGATGTTCTCTATCATCTGCTTCGTCAGTTCAGGGTATGCGCCCCTGATGTCTTCCATGCCAGCGCCCACCTTGACCACGCTCAGCGCTTCGGTGTTGATGATCTTGGCGGCTATGTCGGTCTTGCCCCTGAAGAACCTATCCCACCAGCGCTCCGCCTTCTCTCGCTCAGCCGGACCAGGCATTCCCTTCGCGCCAAGCACCGTAGGCGGGATGAACCCGCGCTCCGCGTAGGTAGCAATCGTGCCGTCCATGTTGAATAGCAACCGCGCACTCAAGAGCGCGTTGCCAGCCGGATGCGTCAGCGCCGGCCCGATCTCCACGTCGGAGTCAGGTAGCCAGAAGTACACCATCACGGGGTCGAGTTCGCTCTCGATTGGGTAATACCTTGATACCGCGCCCTTGTCAGTCGTGCGGTCAAACCATTTCAGTCCGTCACGCGTTATCTCCGCTCTCACGGTTTGAGGCGCAACGAACTGCATGTCCACGATCGCCCGGCTCGTCAGTTGCGGAATGAGATACGCGCGCCCGAAGCACAGGCTCGATGCCAGCAGGTAGAACAGCGACTCCGGCGATTCAAGCCCGCCCGTTTTGTTCTTCCAATCGGCGGATGTGTCGTACGGTTCGCCGTTCTCTCTCAGTATGGCAA